TAAAAAAGAAATGCAACCCGTTATTGACAGCAAAAAATTCCCGTTATGATAGACCGTTTCATTTCCTACACCGAAGAAGATGGTTGTTACAACCTTGCTTTTACCGATGACTTTTCAGCCGATGACATGGCTGATGTAATTCTTAATATATTTGACGGGCATCCTGAACTAAGGTCGGGAATAATAAAAGCGGCAACGGAGATACTGAAACCGCAATACCCGGCAAACAGACCACAAGACGTTAAACGACCAGAGAAAGTATGAAAAACATAAGACTTATGCAGCGCCTGTTAATTATAATGGGCTTGGTGATAATTATTTTGGGCTTAAGCACCTGCTATGGAGTAATGAAAGAACGTGCAGCACGGAGCGAGATAAGCGACTTGCAGGGCGAGTTGATAGATACCAAGCAAAGGTTTGTAGAGCGCATCAAAAATGACAGCACAAAAGAGTATTCTCAAAAGCAACTGATTGCAGATAAGGATATTGCTATAAAATTATTAGGCGAGGAGGCTAAACGCTACCGAAACATTAAAAGCGTAACCAAAACGGTAATGGTTTACAATACCGATACTGTATTTGCGGAATATACCGATACTGTTTACAAGCCGATAGGGCGTGAGTTTTGCGCCAATGAAAAGTACGATACCATTTGCGGTAGAGTAGATAGCTTAGGAGTGGTTATATATCCGCATACAACGTACTTGGGTGATGTTACAACTACGATTGCTAATGAGAAATACGGTTTTTTAAAACTAAAGTCTAAGCCGGTTGTTAACGCATCTTTCAGCAACCCCAACGTAAGGGTGCTAAATATGCAGAACGTAGTTGTAAAGCAGCCGAAACCTAAACGACTTGCTTGGCTGATTAGCGGAATAGCTGTTGGAATAACGGGGGGTATATTGCTGATGGCCAATTAGCCCTAACTACATATATTTTTATTAGCCCTTAGCAGAAATGTTAGGGGCTTTTTATTTTATTCCGTTTAATTATCAAACAGTTACAAAATTTACTACAATTATTTTTAATCTTTTGTAAAAGTTGTTAAAATATGTTATTACTTTGTATCAAACAAAAAAGCAATGTATACAGCAGAACAACTCAAATCAATTTACCAAGCATTAAAAGGTATTAATGCAGTTGGTGATGTAGCCTTTACATGCGGACTTAATCGCATTAAATTTAAAGAACAATTTTACCCTACCATTGAAACTAAGTTAGACGACCAAGTTCACCAACTGGCTGTTAAATGGCTTAAAGACAATGGGGTGCTTAATGACGTTCAGTTACTAACTCAAATACTTAATTAACTATGGAACTTGAATACCAATTAGCCGAGTTAATCGGCACAGCCCAAACAGATGAGCAATGGAAAAATGCGATGGCTGCTTATGAGATTACCTCTTTTCACCTTAATGATTTTGAGAAATCTCGCATACGCAAGCTACTATCTGAAAGGAATGAGGTTATAACCAAGCAAGCCTACAAGCACCTTGACTTAGCGTTCTCTATCCGTAAGGAGTTTGGCATACAAAACAACATCATTAAGCCAATAGAAAGCGATGGCACTCCAGTAGTTGAGGACTTTACTGATGAGGAATTAACAAGCGAGAACATCGCCAAAGTAGCAAGCACCTTAATACTTAAATAATGAGCAGTCAAGCATATATATTCCCAAACCTAAGCGAGAGAGGCAAGGCTATGTTCTTTGGTAGAAACGCTATGAAAATTGAACAACTACAAGACTTTGACATTTGGATTGACTTTGTTTGCCAGGAACTGAACATTACTATTGCGGACTTTAAAAGTAAAAACCGCAAAAGGCATTTGGTTGAGGCAAGGCAGTTAGCTTGTTGGATGTACAACGAATACTGCCTACTAAACAGGGTACTAAGATTAAGCCTTGAAAAGATGGGCGAACGCATAGGGGGCAAAGACCACGCAACGGTACTACATTCCATAAGAACAATAGCAACCGAGATTGCAAACTACAAAGACAAAAAAGACAAATATCAATCAATGTACAACAAACTAATATTTGAATACCTATGATAAAGACTATTAAAATAGAAATTGAGGTTGATGTTGTATGCGACATCACACCTGAAAGACCAAGCCGTGATAGGTTAACACCACCAGAATACGCATCAGTAGAAATACAAGATGTTATGTTAGCCGGTAAGAACATCACAACCTTATTAGAACTATCGGGATTTGACTTTGAAAATATTGAAACCGCAATTTTAGATAACATATAAACAAACAACTATGGAACTTCAAAAATCAGACAGCATCGTTAACCTTACCAAAGCACTAATGCTTTTTAGTATCAAGATTGGTAAGATTAAAAAAGAAAACACCAACCCGTTCTTTCATTCGCTTTACGCAGACTTACCCGCTATACAGGATGCAATAGCCGACCCGCTACAAGAAAGTGGTTTAGTGGTTACGCAGTTGCCTTGTGGCGATGGTTTAATAACTATGCTTGCCCACGCAGAAAGTGGCGAGTATATTATGGCTAACAGCATAATGAAGCCAGTTAAGAACGACCCGCAATCTATGGGTAGTGCAATAACTTACCAACGTAGGTATTCATTGGCCGCCTTACTTAACCTTAACATTGATAAGGATGACGATGGTAACGCAGCAAGTGTAGCACCTCAACCCGTACAACTAAATGAGAAGCCCTGGTTAAATAAGTATTCCGATAAGAACAAAAGCATACTATCCAAAGAATGGAACGGGGCTATTGTAAAGCTGCAAGACGGAACAACAACCATCGCTAAGATTAAAGACTATTACCGGGTATCAAAAGAGAACGAACAAGAACTTTTAAACATACGATAATGGAGACATCAGCATTAGTAGAACATTTTAACCAAGCCGATATTAGTTTTGATGTATGGGCAGAGCAGCGAAGAGGTAAAGTAACTGCAAGCCTTGTGCATAAACTAATGAAAGGCTTTAACAACGAAACCGCTAAGACCTACATTAAGACCTTAGCGGGGGAGAGCATTGGTATTTACGATGAGGACAACTACCAAAGCCCGGCAATGATAGCGGGTAGCGTTAATGAGTTTGCAGCGATGCAAGAATATATTAGCTACCCAACTACCGGTGCCGTTATATATGGCTCTAAAGTATTTGTACCGCTTGGGGAGAATGCAGGGGTAAGTCCTGATGGGGTAGAACTGATAGACTTTCAAAAGATATACCTTGAAGTTAAATGCCCGTTTACCCCTAACAAGTATGTTGAATTGATATTGTGTAACACGGTAGAAAAGCTAAAGAAAGAACGACCTGATGTATACTGGCAATGTGTAATGAATATGCTTGTGTTGGATTGCCAAGCGGCTAAGGTATTGGTTTACCATCCTAAAAAGGGGCTAAGGACTATTGACGTGCCACGAATAGAAGAGGATATATTAGAGTGCCAAGAGGCTATCAATAAGGCAGTAGAGTTGAAGTTAGAGTTGACCGAAAAACTAATTGATGTACTCACTACTAATTAAGCCACTAAGTATCAATAAAGCCTTTCAGGGCAAACGTTATAAAACTAAAGATTATTTAAGTTATGAACGGGCGGTGATGTTGATGTTGCCAAAGTTGAAGTTACCAGAGCCGCCTTTCATTCTTACCTTAGAATTTGGTTTTAGCAGCCCGTTAGCTGACCTTAGCAACCCGATAAAACTTTTTGAGGATATACTCCAAAAGAAGTACGGGTTTAACGATAAAGAGATTTACAAGATAGTAGCAACCAAAACACACACAAAAAAAGGTAAAGAATTTATTAATTTTAAAATTGAAAACTATATTTTGTAGTTTCAGTTCTTTATTTATATTTGCAAAGTTAATAGCCAGTGCAGGGCTTAACAACTAAAAGAAATTTACCTCTTACGGGGCGGGCTGCACTCCCAAACCGTAGGAGGTTTTTTATTTTCTATGGAATACTTAGATTTTCTTAAAACAAAACAAAAGCGAATTATTGAAAGTGGATTTGATTGTAATAATTTGCACACCGGGTTATTTGATTTTCAAAACTACATTGTTAAACGTGCTTTAAAACAGGGGAGGTTTGCCATATTTGCTGATTGTGGGCTTGGTAAAACATTTATGCAATTAGAATGGGCTAACCAAGTTTATAAGCATACTGGGCAACCTGTATTAATATTAGCACCTTTGGCAGTTGCAGGGCAAACCATAAAAGAGGGAAGCCGATTTGGTATTGATGTTAGGTTGGCTTTAGTTGATAATACTGCTAACATACAAATTGCAAACTATGAGCAACTTGATAATATTGATTGTTCTATTTATAGTGGAATTGTGCTTGATGAAAGTTCTATTCTTAAAAACTTTGAGGGCAAAATTAGAAATCTAATAATTGACGGTTTTGCTAATACTCCGTTTAAGTTAGCTTGCACCGCAACTCCAAGCCCTAACGACCCTATGGAATTAGGCAACCATAGCGAGTTCTTAAACATTATGCCACGAAATGAAATGCTTGCTATGTACTTTGTGCATGACGGGGGCGAAACTGCTAAATGGAGAATAAAGGGGCATTGTGAGGTATTGTTTTGGGAGTGGGTTAGCCAATGGGCTGTTATGCTATCAAAGCCAAGTGATATAGGTTTTAGTGCTGGTGGTTATGATTTACCAAGTCTAAACTATATTGAAAAGCAAGTTGAAACAAAGGACCGTGAAACGGGCAAACTATTTAATGATATAGCTATTTCAGCTACTAATTTTAATCAAGAACTAAGGCTTACTAAAGTTGAACGCTTAGAGAATGTTGCCGAAATAGTAAACAACTCAACTGAAAACTTTATTATTTGGATTAAACAAAATGAAGAAGGCGACCTTATAAAAGCATTAATACCCGATGCTGTTGAGGTTAGGGGTAATGATAGCCCAGAACTAAAAGAAAAGCGTTTGTTAGGTTTTGCTAATAATGAATTTAGGGTATTGGTTACAAAAACCAAAATAGCGCAATTTGGACTTAACTATCAGAACTGCCGTAATCAAATATTTGCAAGCTTAGATTTTAGCTTTGAGGGTTTATATCAAGCCATAAGGCGTTCTTACCGTTTCGGGCAAAAAAACGAGGTTAATATATACCTTGTTACTACCGACACAATGCAAAATGTAATTGCCTCAATATGGCAGAAAGAAAACAACTTTAAAAAAATGCAGCAAGAGATGACACTTGCTATAAACAAAAACCTTAATAATTCAATTAAACAAAAACAAAAAAGAGAAATGCGACAAGAACAAACTGAAAATTATAAAATAGCACTTGGTGATTGTGTTCAATTATTGCCAACTGTTGAAAGTGAAAGTATTGGGTTTTCAATATTTAGCCCACCATTTGCTGAACTTTACACATATTCTGATGAATTAGAAGATATGGGTAACTCTAAAGATTATAAAGAGTTTCTATACGCTTTTAATTTTGTAGTTAAAGAGTTGCACCGGGTATTGTGGTCAGGTAGGAATGTTGCTGTACATTGTATGGACTTGCCTATACAAAAGGGCAAAGAGGGCTATATCGGTTTAAGGGATTTTAGCGGTTTAATTTTACAAGCATTCACTGAAGCGGGTTTTATTTATCATTCAAGGGTTACAATTTGGAAAGACCCTGTTGTTGAAATGCAACGTACAAAGGCTTTAGGTTTGTTACATAAACAGGTTAAAAAAGATGCTGCAATGAGCCGAGTTGGCATACCTGATTATCTTATGGTATTTCGTAAGCCGGGCGAACATACACACCCTGTAAACTGTAACATACCTGTTGACCTTTGGCAGAAATATGCAAGCCCAGTATGGTATGATATTGACTATGGCGATACATTAAACGCAAGGTCAGGGCGTGATGAACGTGATGAAAAGCATATTTGCCCTTTGCAGTTGCAAACTATTGAACGTGCTATACACCTATGGACAAACAAAGGCGATACTGTTTTAACTCCTTTTATGGGTATAGGTAGCGAAGTTTATAAGGCTTTAGAAATGGGAAGAAAGGGTATCGGTTTTGAATTAAAAACAAGCTACTTTGATGCTGCTGTTCAAAACATAAAAAATGTAGAATTGCAGAAAAATCAATTATCTATCTTTTAATTATGGCTAAAGACCCTGCATTTTTATTTTACCCTGGGGATTACTTACGAGATACCCAATGCTTATCAGAGGCATGTCAGGTTGCATATGACCGTATCATGTGTGAACATATGAGAAACATATGTATTACACAAGAGCAACTAAACTTCTTCACAAAGCGGTTAACAGCCGAAGAAAAAGCGGAGTTGATATTCATTCTTAAAAAAATGCCCGGTGGGTTTCAGATTGAGTGGGTAGCTGAAAGCATTGTTAAACGTAAGGAATATAGCAATAGTCGTTCTAAAAATAGAACATCTAAACCTAAAAAAGATATGTTAACATATGTTTCACATATGGAAAATGAAAATGAAATTGTAAATGAAAGTATAGTTGTAGTTAATAATGTAAACGCAAAATTTAAAAAAATGCTTTTAGAAAGTGAAAGCGTTATTGGTTCGGTTTGCTTTGCTCTTAAAATATCAAATGCTGATGCTGAACATTTGCGTGATATATTTACAATGCAAGCCGAAGCAACCAATGAGCATCACAACAACTATTCAGATTACTCAAAGCACTTTATTAACTGGGCTAAACTTAACAAGGGTTTACTAACAGAAAAGAAAAGCAAAACAGCAACCACAATAACAGTAGCAGAACGCATCCGTAAAAACCTAGAAAATGCAGAATAATCAACTAATAACGCAAGACCGTTACAAGCTAATGCAAACACCGGCAGAGCAAAAGATGTTGTTGCTGATGGATAGTGCCAAAGCCATACACACTGACTTAACAGCCTATGGTGATTTGGTTTCTATTCTCCATCACTACACCTACGGTAAAGTAACTGAAGAGCAAGAGCAAGATTTAACCGTTCAAGCCCGTGATTTAAAAGAGGAGATTAAAAAGCATTTCCCCTCAATCAGTTTTGAAGAGGTTAAAATTGCCCTTAATAACACTATACGCAAAGTGTACGGGGACTTTTACGGGCTAAACATAGTTACATACCACAATGGCATAAAAAGCTATTTAAACGCAGCCGAAACGCTAAACACTAAAAAAGCGGTTTTAGCAAGGTTAAACCCACCTATTGTAATTGAACTTACCCCCGAAGAAAAAGAAGCTATAAGCCAAGCGGGTTTTGAAAGAATAAAAGCCAAAGTGTTAGCCGGGGAAAGCATAGTTGATGACATGGGTGCAATAGGTTGTTACAACTGGCTTAAGAAAAAAGGAACGCTAAACGGGGTGATGAGCGAAGAAGAACGGGAGGCAATAAAACAACGTGCTACCGATTTGTTACACGCTGAATATACAGCTAAGGCAAATACCCTAAACAAAGATGTAAGGCGTGAGGCATTGAAGAAAGCCCAAGACTTAACATCGGGATTATTAGAAAACGATTTAACATCTCTCTGCAAAAAACTTGCATTGGAGTTATTAATAAAACAAGGTAAGATATGATATACCGATACCCAAATTGTAAAAAAAAATATAGGTTGGTAGAGGTTAGCGGTTTTATCTATCGCTTTGCTTGTGGGCATTGGTGTACTGATAGTGTTTTTGCCGACCTGATAAATGTTGAAACTGGCATTGCTAACTGGAAACAAACAACTTTATTCTAATTCCCTAACCACCAAGCGATTAAGCCAAAAGTGAAAATAATGTTTGGAGGTGTAATAATTTTAGATAACTTTGGGCTATAAATAATAAAGCTATGAGCAAAGAAAACGTAAAGATTGACAGTAACTTGTTAACCCAAATAAAGGAACGCAAGAAAGCAACCGGCATAACCATAACCGCCTTTGTAGAGCAAGCCATAACCGACAAACTTAAAACCAAGTAACAACACTAACAATGGAGAATAACACCGCAAATAGAATGAAAACAGCAAAAGAAGTATTAGACGAAAACTTTAAACACAAAGGTGTGTCTAATATAATTAGCAAACAAGGTCTTGTGTATAAGGGAACTATTAAGGCTATGGTAACCTACGCTACCCAACAAACAGCAGACCTAACCACCCAGTTAGCAAAAGCCAATTCCGATAAGGAGAGGTTAGGGGAATTTGTCAAACAATATGCCTATGAGAAACGTGCCAAAATTGATTGCTTAATACATGATAGTAATTCATTGGATATTGTTGGCTTAGAAGAGGCGGTTAATGCAATGGAGCAATACTACAAACAAATAACCGAATGTTTAACCGATTGCGGAATAACCCTTTAAAAGATGGAAACATTACTTATAATAGCAATAGTATTTGTTTTTGTTAGAATAATAATTAACATAATAGCTATTGATAGAATAATTAAAAAACTAAAAAAATAACCCTTTAAAACAAACACCATGACACTACCGAAAGAATGGATTGATAAGGCATCAGACATTTCAAACACAAAATTAAAAGGCAGTACAAACGAAAGGCAACTTGGCTATGAAGATGGCTTTACCGATGGTGCAACAGCCTATAAGCAAGCAGTAGAGAAGATGTTGAATGATGAATTACCCAACTCTAAAGCACAAGAGCCGTTTATTAAACATCTGTTATCAAAGATACAAACACTTAAACCCACATCAAATGACTAAGTTAACAAACCTAACAGTAAAAGAACAAGCCTTAATATCCAGTATGAATGAAAGGCTAAAAAGATTAGAGGAATTGTACTTTTCTAAAGGACAAGAAACAAAGCAGCCTATTGATACAACAGAGGGTTATTATGTGAGGTGTACTTCTTGGCAAGGCGAACTATATACAGCAGGGAAAATATACCAAGTAGTTAATGGTATCATCATAGACAACACGGGATTTAAAGATGACTATGCACATTTAATAAAACATCAACCATTTTTTAAACCTGCTACCTACGCTGAATTTTTAGCCCAAGAGCAAGCACCAATTGAAACAGAGCAGAGGTGGAAGCCAAGCTACGGAGTTAAGTATTGGTATATAGGTAGTAACGATGGGCAATTCTTTGTAGCTGATTTTCATTGGGGAAATGACGATGTTGATTTTGTAAACTACGATACAGGCAACTGTTTTAAAAGTAGAGAAGCCGCCCAAAAAGCAGCCGCAGCCATCAAGCAATACCTAAGTACTAACAAGTTTTAAACAAAGCATAAACAACATGGAAACAGCGTTACAGGAATTGCTTACAACCTTTAATAAAAGAATTTTAGAATTAGAAGCAAAAAAACGTGAATATGACGACTTGGGTGATAAGTTGATGCTACAAGAGCGAATTAACGAATTAAGGCTAAGGCATAAAGAAATACACGATAAACTCCCCAAAGAGCGTGAACAGATAGAACAAGAGGTTTTAAATGCTATAAAATGGGTAGAAGATAATTTTTACTCCAATGGTAATGATTTTTTTACACACATAGATACACAAGTGCAGTACAAGCGTGCTGAATTATATAAACACTACGAAACCAACTCTAACACCAAATAATGAAACCAAGATTTTACATAAGATTTATATGTTTTGCCCCTATAAGTTGGTGGAACACCTGTATAGTCTTTGACGGATGGAAACTACCCTATAAAACCGATGCAAGCATTAGGGCAGACCTTACATTTTTAGAAATAAACATATAATTTTAACCAACTTTAACACCAACAAAGTTTAACAATGCAAGCTCATATAGTAAACTACCATAAAGCACTTGGCTATTCTTTTGGAGATTATATTGGTTGCGAATGTTGTGCAAGCAAAGCGGT